TGTACACACGCCTACATAAAAATACTAAGGAGTTTATTAACGAGCCTAATGCGTGCCTTAAAATGCAAAAGAAAAGAAGGCCCATTAAGAGCCTTCTTTTCTTCACTGTTTACATATAATACTTATACAGCTTCTGAAATCTATCCAGAGTAATTTCACTCTCTGCAATTTTACCAACAAGGTTTAAATCGCAGTAGTATCTCACTCCGTCAACGTCCATATAATACGCCCTAATACTCTCGCCGCTAATAGGAGCACTTACAGCCAGCGTCACCTTAGGTCCTTTAACACTAGGCGTACCAGTAGCCATTTGAATGGCATCGTCAACAAGCAAAGCAATTTGATTTACTTTACTGACATCAACGATAACTTCTTGAAGCTCATTCTCGTTGTGCCCATCATTGCTATCAAATGCCGTCATTGTAGCGTGTTTAAACGACCTATCAGAGCATTTGATTCTAATACCAGTAGAATCAGCGTAAACTTTAACATCAGTCGGAATGTTACCACTTTGCAGGAAAACTCCAGGAGAAACGATATATTTAGGGTCAAACACTTGAGTAAAGGCATACCCAAACTCGCTATCCATAGTGATGATAAAGCAATTAGCGTTTAATCCTTCAATGTCAAATTCGCATTGCCACGGGTGCTCATGGTCGCTTTCTACGAGGTCAATTACCATTTCCTTGGTTTTGACAATTTTCATTTCTTATTCTCCTATAACTTATTATACCTTTTTAATAAACATAATAAAGTTAACAGTATAATTTCCAATTATATCACTATCTTGCGTGTTCCGATACCAATGCAAGTTAATATTATATCTTCTGCTTGCATTGTCGTAAGTAATTGGTCCCCCTAGAAACAGGCATCTGCTTGCAGTTGTATTAAAGTTATACATAAGGCAAGCTGTCGGATTGTTTGTATCAGCCGGTTGAAATCCTTCCGGGATGATAATATCAGATGATAATGTATAACCGCTTCCTCCAATGCTTACATTATGGTTTTTGGAATAAGTGTAAATACTAATTCCACTAGAATTCGCATCCACATAAGCCTTCGTAGCAACATCCTGCGCCTCCGTAGGGTCTTTTACATTCTTAATTTGGTCGTTATTGCAGGTAATAGACCCTTGTCCGTTGATAAGGATATTTCCGTCAGCTTTAACTACTACACTTCCATGATTGTTTCCAATTGAAATTTGGTTAGTATCTTCTCCGGGAGATGCCGTAATAGAACCGCCATCTACGAATCTAAGTCCACTTGTTTTAGCAATGGTTACATTTCCATTTATTTGAAGATTTCCATTAATCGTATCCCCGCTCTTCTTAACATAAGGAAGAGCGTCCGTGCCATTCTTGATATTAGTAATATCAGTTTTGACTTCGTTAATATCGGTCCTAATGGGGTCAAGTTCTCCATCCATCTGCCCCTTGTTAACAGCATCCCCATTTTCAGTAGCATTCGCCACATTCTTGATCTGAATAGGGTCACCGCCTTCGGTTTGGACCTTTACCTGAGTACCCATGCCGACAACAGAGCCATTGCTTTTTATCACAACGCTACCATTATCATTATAGATACTTCCGCTCTGGTCGAAGTTAATGTTAGTACCATCACTCATAACAATGTCGCCAGACATTGTGCCACCAGCCAGAGGTAGATAATCTCCAACCCCTCCGCCCCCTCCGGTTGCGCTCAGTGTACCGTCAGCCGTGATATTAAGACCACTACCTACTTTCACGCCGCCCAGTTTAGTAGGTCCAGCGATAGGCAATTTGTATTCTGCTCCGCTTACCTTATCATCAACGTACTTTTTAGTGGCAGCGTCTGCGTCATCAGTAGGCGTTGCTACAGCACTCACCTTATTACTACCCATATTAAGAGCGCCGCTCATAGTATCTCCGGCTTTCTTAACGTAAGGAAGTTCAGTTGTTCCGCCTTTAATGTCATCCAGAGCGTTGTTGATATTGGTAATATCACCCTCAATATTAGTGATATCACCCTCAATATTAGTGATGTCTCCCTGAATATCAGTGATATTTCCTTCAATGGTTGTTACCTTACCTTCAACCGTCTGAACCCTATTAGTAAGATTAGTAATTGAGCTAGTAATACCCGCAATCTGCTCAGTGATGTTGCTGATCTCTTCTCTAATGCTAGAGATAGCCTGGTTGATAGTTGTAATCTGCTGATTGATTGTGTCGATATGTCCTTTAATCGTGGTAATATCGCCTTCAACTTTAGTGAGACGAGTGTCCAGAGCATCAATCTTAGAATAAATCTCAGTGATCTGACCCTGAATAGTTGCGATCTTATCAGCGTTATCTTGCGCGAGGGAGAGGGCTTCGTCAGCCGTCTCCTGCGCATTCTTCACCTTGTCTCTCAGCTCAGTGATACCGTTAGCACAATATCCAGTACTCTGAACCAGATTAGCAATCTCCGTTTCAAAGTCATTCTTGAATCCGCATTCAGGACGCTTGCTCACATACCAGAACGCAACGTTCTGAGGGTCGTTGTATTTAGCGGGCACGTCAGTCCACCGGCCCAAGAACTCCATACCAATGGAAGGTTCATCAGTTGCGTCCTGCATGGCCGTAATGACTGCGGTGTTGCATCCCATTTCTTTCAGGATGTTAGCAACAGTAATTCCCTGCATACCGGGATTTTCCGTAATACCAACGTTGAAAAGGATAGTCTGCCCGCACCCGCTGTTGTAGCCGATAGCCGTGATAGCTTTCTTCGTGGTAAGGGCCTTCGCCTGCTCAGTGATTTCACCATCCAGAATGATGGGCGTAACACCACCGATCATATCCACGATCTTATCTTGACACAGGTTCACGCTTTCGACAGTGCCCTTGTAGACTTTCAGAGTGCCCATTGCGGTAAAGCCCGCAATATATCCATTTGCATTGGGCGTTCCGGCGATAGCCATTCCCCGCCACATAGCCGGGCCGTTCCAGCCCTGCTGAGAGGGATTGACAGCGGTCATAATGACATTCGCACTCTTGACAAAGCTATAATCGTGCATACTCTGCCGAACGTTAGAGTTCGTGGAGTTATCATACGCAAGACCCAACTTGACGCGAATGGGACAACCCGCCTTGTCAAACTTGTTTACACGCACGATATGGTAAACGGCGCTGTCATCACTGGAATAACCCTGCTCAAGATGCACTTCACAGTCATCATAGTAAACAGGACTAGTTTTCGCCGCACCTACACAATCGTTCAGAGCCTTGAAGCAATTTGCCTGAATGTAATTCCAACGGTTGATACATTCATTTGTCTTTTCAATTACAGCCCCCATCTGAGCCTGCGGATTGAAGCCGGGAACAGGAGGTGGAACAACAGGCATAATGGGAGGGGGAACAGGAATAGCACAGAACTCAGGCTCACAGGGCGGAGGTCTGTGCCCCTCCGGAGGGCAACAGCCCTCCGGATAGCAATAACCATCAGTCAGAGGATGTCCATGGCCATCCCATTTGTAGTGATTGCAATTACTCATAGTGTATTACCTCACTTCTTCGCACGGACAGCCTTCTGGAAATAGCCATCCTCGTTGTACCACACCTTGTAGATTTTGCCGTTGACCTTCTGGAAAGCGGTCTTACCAGCCATATCCATACGGCGGCTTCTATCCAGCTCTCTCTGAACAGGCTCACCGGGCTTGCCAGGAATAAAACCTTCCTTCATTTCCTCTTCGGTCCAGCCGCTTTCCTTAGTATCATCGAGACGAACACGAGAGCCAATTTCCGCAAGGTGTCTGTTCGCCTCTTCGGTAGTAATCTTGTCTTCTTCCCACAGGTGGATAATTTCGTCAACAGTAAACATATTAAAATACCTCCATGAAATTGTATTGAAGCTCCTTAATGATTTGTTCGTCAATGTTCAGGAATGTTTCACGAAAACCTTGCAAAAGCTGAGATGGAGTCATATTCATAAATCCGGAAATGATTTCATGCTTTCCTTCATCAGTTGTCTGAGACTCGTCTTCAAGAGTCTGTTTTGCCTTGCTTGTATCCTGGCTACTAGAACCGTTCTCAAATCCATCATTAGTAGCTTTTGTATCAACATCTCTATTGAGCTGTGAAGTTTTGGTTCGTTCATCAGTGATATTTCCAACCGTATCTTCTGTTCCATTTAATTTACGGTCAGTATCAGTTGTTTCCGTCTCGTCTGTTTCGTCTGTTTGGTGGATTGTACTGTTAGATGTTGCATTCGTTGTGGTATCTCTGGTTTGACTCTCCTTTGTGAAGTTCGTCATATAGGCGTTATTTGGATTATCCCCAACGGTAGTTTGCGGCGTGTCTGCAAACCGCTTGTCTCCGTTCTGATTTTCGGCAACCGTCTCATTAGTCGTGGTATCAGTTGTACCGTCTCTTGTGACCGTGCCATCCAATTTCCTATTGATTCCGGTTGTTTCGTTCTCTGTTCTCTCTTTGTTTTCTGTGTAATCTCTCTTGTAGTCTTCTTGCTCTGTGATACCTTGCTTTGTCCCCTGTGTGGAGTTGGTGATACCTTTAGAGGATTTAGCGAAGTTCTCTAATGCGCTAATTACTTCGCTATCTCCCTTCTGTGCTTTTCTCAGCACATTTTCAATAGACCTTCCATTCGTCTCCAATAAATGATTCATAATGGGGTCAAACTTAATCAGCTCACTTTTGTACAACTGATTATAAAATGGCATGATACGTTCAAGTGTTTCGTTTAGATATAGCTTGAACTTATCCGGAGTATCCTGCCCAATTTCGTAAAAGAAATAATGCCGTACAATCTTAGCGCACAACTCGCTTTTGTGCTCGGGAATATAGGTGCTCCATGTATCGTCAAAGACTTGATAGCCAGTGGATACAAGCTGACCTAGCTCATAGTTACGAGGGTTAATCGGATTCCATGGAAACACTTTCATTCCCTCCTTCCACCTGCTGTCCCATCTTTGCTAATAGGTCTTCAATCTGTTCTTCCTTAAACTGCTCAAGCTGATTTGCTTCAACAGAAACATTAAGGCCGAACATCTTGTTAATCTCTTCGCACGCTTTACGCCTGCATTCAAGCTCGCTTTCTAGGGAGTGTCTAATAGGGGTTTGTTCTCCCTGACTCTCACTCACAACGAGTCTTTCCTTTTTGGAAGTAAACTCATTTGCTACGCCTAAAGCGGAGTACACCTGATTGAACATGTTCTTGACGTTCGCCCACATATCTCCAAGGTAACTCTGCACACCAGTTGTGAGAACACTCAAAGTATTGATTCCTGCATTCGGAACGGCCAGAACAGTTACTTCATTGTCTGCAATGTCATTTAAAGCTCTAATAACAGAGTTCTTTTGCCGCTCTTCACAGGAAACAATATAAGGCTTTTTCAAAGTCTGCGTATGAACGTCAATAGCTCTAATGGCGTCTGCAATCTTTGGAGCGTAATTCATTAGAATGAGATAGTCAGGAGTCATTGTTAAATTACCCCTAATGAGCACACTATCATCAATCGTGTAGTTCTTCTCATAGTTGTAACTGTATGCCCGCCTATTAACACTCTCATAGTAGATATTAAATGGGCCGGATAATGTACAAGGAGTATGAGCAAAGCCGATATTCTCGTCATTAAAGAACAATGCGTAACCGTAGAATGCTAGAGTAATTTCTAATGCCCTTTCATTGCACGACGACGGAAGCCCATTCCATTTAAACCTGGAAAGCATAACATTCATTAGCCTGGAAAATACTTCGGCAAATTGAATGGTATTAAGCATCTTTGTTTGCCGTTTAGTTAATCCGCTAGTGTTAACTCTAAAATCAGGTAGTGAAAGAATGGGGAAGGCATCCATAAGAGGAAACATTATTCAACCCCCTCTGATAAGAAAGTAATAACATTTTTGCGTGTCTCTTTGAGCTTGTCTATGTGATTCCCGTTTATCATGTGGTCCGACATATCAATTAGGAATAGACAAATATGTTTATCTGCCTGATTTAACTTATCTATCTTATCATAGTCTCTATTCAACTTTTCTCTCATATCTCTGATTTCTTCAGAGTTGGCGTCGATCTTTTTACCGATTGTGGATGTGAAAGTAAACAGTCTCCACACAACGGCAATTCCCCCTCCAATAAGGGAAATATTTTTAGCTGTTTCAAGTAGAGCTTCCATTTCCTTTACCTCTGCCATTGATAATGGCCTTCACCATACAAGATACAAGTTCAACTCCAAAAACGGTAAACACCATATTTGTAAGAGTGGATGCTTCATACCCTGTTTTGTAGAAGATAATAAGGGATGCTATTGTATAAAGCACAAGGAACGCAATACAGAAAACAACGAATTTAGTGACAGTTTTCAAAACCCGCTCACCGCCACTTCTTTACCGCTTCTCTGGTCCCATCTATACCTCTTTGATCTGACATCAACGTGAACAAAACTCTTATAGATTCCAATCCCACCAGGGTGTCCAGTCTCTTTCAATGCCTTTTCAGCGGCAATGGCAACAGAAGCGGGAGAAACGCCGTCAACCACAATATCAGCGGCAGTACCATAACAATGCTGAGAGCGAGTAGCACCTCCCACCTTCTTGTTATATTCGGGAGTCCTGTAACCACTGTTAATGATAATGGGTTTTCCGAACTGATTGCGAATATTCTGCAATACGGCTGGAAGATCAGGGTGAATCAGAATAACGTCACTCCCATCATTACAGGCAAACTCTTTTACCTTAAAAGAGGAAGTCAGCTGTTTATCACCTTCAAGAGATTTACTATAAATCCTAGCTTCATTTTGCATAATAATCCTCCTTACACATTGTTGTCTCTCCAGTAACCAGAGGGACGAACATCAACGTGGACAAAACCCTGTGATCTGTAACACCCCATACCTCCCTTTCCAGAAGGCATAACGTTATTAGCTATCCAATTATAAACATTAAGCGGAGTCTGTCCAGTTACTACAATATCAGCGGCACGGCCATAAAGATGCTGACTCTTAGCGGCTCCACCAACAGCGGCATTATGGGAAGTGGTTCTATATCCGCTGTTAATAATCACTTGTACTCCATAATGGTCACGAATGATTTGTAACAGCTCAACAAGTCTTTTACTCACAAGAATTTTATCACTACCATCGTGGCATCTGAACTCTCTGACTTTGAAATTCTTACTTAAATAAGTATCTCCATCAGCAGCTAAAGAATATTCCACAACTTCGTCTGGAAGAACACTAAAATCATCAGCGGCAGGTGGGTCCGGCTGTTCCGGGTCTGGCTCAGGCGGGTCATACTCCTGAAAGGGTGGGTCTTCTAAGAAATCATCATAAGTATAGTTCTCAATCTGATTAGCGGAGGGGTTAGAGAAATCACCGATTGAACGTCTATTTACATTCCAGAATGTGACGCCATTATTCAGCATATCACAAATTTGCTCTCTATAATGCTCTGGAATGTCTCCACCAATGTGAGCTTCACTTGTTTTCACATAATTCCAAATAGGACGAGTGTTTACATTTGGAATTTTAAGAAGCCCCACGGCATAGCCGAAACGATCAAAGAAATCGTCAACTGCTTCCATGATTTGAGTGGGGCTAATATACCATCGTGTGCACACTCTGTAAGCTCCAAAAGCAACTGCGGCATTAGCTGTTGTATTTACCTGACCACCGGAGGCAACCATTTGATCTGCCATACCTACGAGAGATAAAGCTGCTCCTCCTAGTGCTCCCAATGCTGTTCCTCCTGGGCCTGCCACGCTTCCGGCTGCGGCTCCCTTCAATCCTCCGCTAATTGTTTTCATAATGGCGTTCTGCCAATTATCCAAAAGATTATTACCAACCCAAACGCCTGACGGCATATCGGTAATTAAATAAGCATCTTCAAGGCTTGTTTCAATACCCTTATAGTTCTTTAGATAAACAGCGAATCCACCAATGCCTCCAATTAACCCACCCTTAGCGAATAACTGAGTGAGTGGAGTAGCGAAGCCGTTCTGTCCCATCAATTCGGGAAGAAATTCTTTTTGTCTCCCGGCGGCTCCTTCTACTCTCAGCATCGTATATTGAGAAGTGTACACCTTTGCATTATTGAAATGCCCATTAAGCGTTATCCATGGAGACAGTAAAGTGCCCATTTCCCATTCTTTATCATTCAGGAAGAAAGAGGGAACAGAAAGAATAGGTCCAATGTTATCCAGTGTTGTGGCAATATGAACCGCAACAGTATTAAGGTAATCGTCAACCTCTTCGGCAGTATTTTTAACAATCATATTCATTCCTGAATAGATGCCGCCTAAAGTATTGCCGTGAATGGATACTTGTCCGTCCTCATTATACGGAGTCAAGATAACATATCTTGTAGGCGTAAGAGGATATGTTAATTCGTTTTCTACTACAACAGGAGCGCCTGAAATTGGTTCAGAAATACCACAATTATTCCAGTTCGGTTGACCATCAACCCAATCGCCTGTAACGTGCTCCCTTTCTACATAACATGGTTGCCATTCAATGTCCCCGCAAAAACTTGAATAAGGGTCAATTTCAAAATAAATTCTAGTTGTTCCTTCATTCAAGTATTCAAAGCCGGTAATAAGTGCAACCAGATATTTTGTGCTGTTGTTCGGATTTTGCCAAAACATTACATCACATTTTAAGGCATCATAGTAATCAATGTTTAACTGCGTGTACTCTCGCTCATCAGCTCTCTGATAAGTACAGTTTGTAAACGAATGCGCTACTTTGCCTTGCAGATAAGAGATCATTGCAGAATTGGAGCTAAAATATGCTTTATGATCTTTTGTAATACCTGCATTCTCGCACAGATAAATTCTAGTTGTTGGGGAAAGAATAGGCATATTTTCACCTCATAGGAGAGGGTCTATAAAAGACCCTCTCCCGTATTAAATTAGGCAGTAACCAGAGCGACAGCATTATGGAAGGGAGACAGAGAGAACGTATCCCAACAATGGAAATAATACTGCCAAGCCATATTACCAGCGTTATAGAAGTTCGTCATACGACGGAGCTTTTCTCTGATCTGGAAGGCGTTCACATCAGCCAGAATAGCCACGCACTTAGAAGCAGTAGCGAAACTATCCACAATAATCTGCTTCGTAGCGTACTCTGCGTAAGACAGATTAAACGCAGCGGCCAAGAACTGAACACCAACAGTAGAAGCAGCTTCTGCATTGATAATGATGATCTGGTCATCAACAGAGGACCAAGTCGTGCGAGCACCGGTGCCGCCCATCTTCACATAGTTGTTATATGTGGTAGAAGGAAACTGGAATTGGAGGGACAGGTTCTGTACAGTCTGCTGGAAGGCCGCCGCAGTATCCTTGTTAGTGGGGGCCGTAACAGTTACAGTATTGAGTTTAGCTCCTGCAAGAGCATCATCAATGAGCTGCTTCGTGTACTTAAATTCGTCAATGGTATTGCCATTATACAGGCTGTCGACAATGGCGGCAATTGTACCTTCCAGAGTGTTCCAAGAGGTAAAGGCATTCGTCAACATTTCATTGTTGATTGTAACCTTATATTTATCCTGACGATTCAGACGATACCATGCCGCTTTCACATCAGGGACAGCCGGCTTGAGAATGTCAGAATACCCATTTTCAGTGGTCCCATCAAATGCACTTGCAGTTGCAGGATTTACCTGAATTTCCTCCACGTCCAGACCCAACGACTCAGTGCCCTTTTTAAGCATTGCCAGAGGGTTGCTCCAAGTCTTTCTGATAACGAGAGTCATAATAATTTTGTTAACAAGGGCATTCAGAAATTCGTTTGCAACTGCCTCGTAAGTGAGAATAGGGTTGCCAACGTCAGCGAGGTTATACGGAGTTGCTACGGGGACTGCATTCTTATAAGCATCAGAAGCGTCCGCTCGAATGCTGTTAAGCATCTCAGCAGAAGCAACTTGCGGAGTCTTGTTACTAGCCATAATTTATTTCTCCTTATATAGATTATCCAAAAATTTGTCTACGGCGTGACCTTCTTCGCCGGGTTTAGGCTCTCCGGATTTTTCAGGCTCCTGAGAGTCCTTTTTCTGTTCACCAACTCTAAGAAACAGAGCCATATTTGCTTCTTTCAATCTTCCATTCTCTTCTTTTAAACTCTTGTTTGTTTTATCCAGTTCTCCCTGCGTTGTAATTCCTGTTGTAAATGTATCCTGCATATCACTCAAAAGAGTGGTAAGCGTGGCTTGATCTCCATTGGCTTCAAGAACTTTCTTTGTAAACTCGTTCCAAGCGTCTGTGTTAAACTCGAACGGCATTATATTAACCTCCTAAACAAATCAATGGCCATATTTTTAGCTTTCTGTGTCTCGAACCGAACATTGCCTTTTGTGTAGTAATCAAGAAGCATATTGATAACAACACTTCCTCGCATTTTAACAAGTAGAGTATCACTGTTATGTGAATCAGTGTCCAATACTAACTTCTTAGCGGTCGGGTCGATCTTCTCAGAGATAAACATTAAATCATCTTTCATATCGCGGTAAATGCCAAACTCCTGATTCTGCATAATAAGCGTTGCAACATAGAAAGAATTATTTGACATCTTTGTAATAAAGGTATCCGTATCTCTAAGAAACTTGTTCTCCATGTTATATTTTCCGTACTCTGTATTAGCAATCAATTTGCCAAATCTAGTATTCTTTACGTGCTCAGTATAAGCAGGGTTCTCTACAAGCTCTAAAGATATATCACCCTTAATCTTTAGTTTTTGACCTTCTTCAAGAGTTATATCAAAGTAAAGAAAATACGGGTTGGTAAATGTAATTGCGTTAGAGAGGAAAAATACAGGTATATCTCTGTCTCTACTAACAGTTGAATAGCATTCAAGAAAAGCCGTTACTTCTTTAGGAAGATAATGAACCATTCCCACATCAATAATAAACTCGTCAAATACCATCATGCTTACATTGGGAAACGGCGTTGACTTCATCATAGTTGCTTTAGACAGTGGAAAATACCATCCTGCTATTGCACCATCTATTCTGAATACGCCTAGGTTTGACTTAAATTCATGATCTGGAAACTCCTGGATTACATCGTCAAAGAAGTTTTTAATAGTGTTTGCAGGAAGCTCAGTATCATAGCGGCGTAAATAAACGAATTGTTCTCCCTTTTTAAGAAAGTTAGTTATAGCTCGCTTTTTTGCTGCGTAAGTCTTACCTGCACCGCGAGGACCTACAACGAAATTAAATAAAGTATTATATGACAGGGTTTTATTTATGTCATAATAAATTGATTTACTCATAATATTAGAATGGGGCATATATACAGTTGTAGCGTCACAGGATACAAACCCCAGTCACATCCCTGCCGACTCTTCGCCGCTGTACCCAGGAATCGTGGAAACGAAAACCATATATTGCCCCATTACTATTGTACACCTTCTTTCAACACTTGTCAAGTTCGTTTTCCAATCGGCTCAACAATTATTTTGACTTGATCTTAAACGTTGTTTCTCGCAGGATTGTACCACCTGGTATTATTCTAGGCATTAACTTGCCTTCAAAAGTAGCTCCTTCTTTAAAGTTGTCGAATGTAACTGTTTCTTTGATATTCTTAGGCATTCCTGCACATTTTACATCATTCTTTCCATTGATGCTTTCCATGTAAGTCTTTTGACGAATGAATATAGCGCGGTCAAATTCTTCTTCAATCTTGAATGCTCCTAATCTATATTCATCAATATCAATATCTGCTGGTTCTGTTCCTTTAACATGAAGTGAATCAGTGTCAGCGTAAATAAATCGTTCACCCAACTGCTGAGCCGCACGAATGATTTTATCACGCGCATAAGACGTTATAAAGGATGCTACTGGTACATAATATGCTGTTCTGCTCTCTTCTGCTCCATAATAATATGTTACCTTATCATGATCTCTGTCAAACTGTGGAATCTTTGATCTTCCTGTAAGTGATGCACCGAATTTCCCGTATAATGAGTTAAGCATCAACTTAGCAATCTGAGTTAAACCTTTATTTCCTGTTCTCTTTCCTTCGTTCTTTTGTTCATACCAAAAGTCGATATAGTCAGCAAACATACCAACCATACCTTTAAATTTATATCCACCTTCCCATGAATATATAGTCACATCATAGTTATCAAAAAACAACTTTAGGTCTACGCTTGTTAATGTCAATACTGTTTCTACTTCCGACTCTCTTAAATATTCTGTCTCTGAATAATGAAAATTATTCTTAATTTGAATGGATGGTACACAACCGGATTTTAATTTGAAATCGCATACTAGGGATTGAACGTATAATGGATAACCTTCATCCTCTTCGTATTGCCCAGTGAAATAAACTGGCTCTCCATAAGGAAGCCTACAAAATTTCATTGCCCATGGATACATTGAATTGACATCATAAACCTGACCCCTGCCAATAGGTTTATTTTTGTAAACAGGGTTGAGATATGTAAAACCGCCTTTATAACTCATTCTAATATCTCTGTCAGTTATGGCATCTAACTGAGGAAATAGTCTATCGAATTCTGCTTTTCCTAGACGGGTTTTAAAATCATTCATAGCGTTTGAAGCCGTTGTCAGCTTCTTCATGTTATGCTCACGCATGAATTTTAAAGCCCGCGCCAAGATCAATGTATCGTTCCTAATATAAAGCTTTTCATACTCTGTTAACTCATGGCCTTCTTCTCTATCTCCTTCATAATCTAAGTCTAATTTCTCTAATCCAATATCAAACGTTTTAGGCATTTGAGCAATTGGCATTGGAATGATCTTTAAACTATCATATATTGTAACTTCTCGTTTCAATCCTCCTGGTCCATCTTCGCCTCTGATCTTGATACTATACCACATTCCCATATCAGAGATAAGCGTTGTAAATGTCTTTTCATCGAGCCTTCTTTTTGAACTCCATTCATATCCTAATCTGAATAGAAAATCCACTATAAAAGAACCATCGAATTTCAAGTTGTGAAAGTAGCAAACTTCTCCATAACTAAATGCGTATGTTAGCCACTCTTCTATTTTCGTCCCGTATTCAATCTTTTCACTCTCTACTTGTACTCCACACCATGCCCAGACTCTTGTACGCTCGTCATTAACGATTGTCTCAAAGTCGCAGGCAATTATAGCCTATAACCTCTTGACTCATAGAACTGTAACCATCTTCTATGAACAGATGCGATATTGTTCATAAAATATGGAACGTCAGAAATGTTTGTAATAGCTATCTCAGGAACAGAGCGTTGAACAAGATAAAACTCTTCTGGCGTTATCGTTATTGCCATCTGCTCAATCTCTCTTACCATTTGCATAGCTTCTTCTGTTCCTGTTCCAGTTAATTCCATGAATTGTAGGTTTTCCTCTAGTTGTGAAATATAGTTTGTATTCCAGTTAATTGTCCTTCTGTCTATAATCGGTGTATAATCTAGCCGCATTAAATCTGCTAATCTTCGCGGAGTCAACTGCTCAAATTGTTCCTCTTTCAAATCTTGATCTATCTGAGTTGGTAAACGTCCTGTTTGAGCTTGTGCTTCTTTTACTTTCTTTGCTAATTGTCTACGCCTCTTATTTTCGCGTTCTAGATTGCGTTCTATAATTGCTTTCTGAGCTTTAAGCATGGGCTGTCCTTGGTACATCGTCCATTGCAAGCCTCGATTTCTGAACTGCTCTAATGCTTTAGCTGTTCTCTTAGCTTCTCTTTTACCATGGCTTGCTAACAGCTCTTTTACTGTTGTTGGTTCTGGTGCAAATTTTAACAGCTCTGGCCTTGTTCTTTTTCTTAATGCTCTAACTCGCTTATTATAGTTCGCTACTTGACGTTTAAATAGGTCGTACTCCGCCTGTTTCCACCCTTTAGGCGGACCGCCTCTTTTAGATTTTGCCATTATATCACTCCTATTGTGAGAGCCGCCTTAGAATTTAAGGCGGCTCTCTATTAGAGAATGGGAAGATGGTTAGTTAAGGAAGAGTGATAGAGAGAGTAGAACCTCTCTTAGTGGGAATCTGAGAAATCATAATTTCCAGCGGGTCCTCGAAGTGGAGAGTGCCGAAGATCATATACAGATTCGTGAGACTGGAGAAGATGCCGTTAGAGGTCGCATTGTAAGCGTTGCCATCAGCATCAATCAGAACGGAACGAATTCCGGTATCCTGCTCACCATCTTCACCCTCCATTGTGACGTTCATCAGAATAACGTCTTTGAGCTTGATCTTCTTGTTAATCATGTCGCTGACTTTGTACTTCGGCTGATTCATGGCGTTGAACAGTCTGACCTTACTCTTCATATCTTCTGCGCGGAAGGAAACGAACTGATTAGTCTCCCTGTTGAATGCGTTGAAGTCCAGCATCTTGTCATTGGTAGTAGTCATAGCGTTTTCCATTGTTCTTTACTCCTTTAAAATAAGTTATATTTGAATACCCTCGATGGGTTATTCACTTGTAATACTTTCCTGCGTTTGAAACGCTGGAATTATCGAAGAAAAATTTCTTACTCATTACTCTGCGCTCAGTTCTTGTACTGCATCCTATAAACAGGAGTCCTTTTTCATGCGCCATTTTAGTCGCTTGTTTAAGAGTAAGTTCTTCACAATCTGTAATAATGAAGTCTTCATTAGTTTCTGGATTTAAGAATTTATAGTCATAAACCATTAAATTCCTAATAACTAGGCTATCTCTTCTTACCAATTCAACCTAACCTCCAACCGCTTTAAATAATTTCTCCATACGGTGT